AAAAGACCCAGGCATGGCCTGAACCGAGTCTTACTCGGCTACACGCTTTGCGTGAGGAGGTCTCTTGGTGGCTACGGCTTCCGTAAAAGAACCACTTTTGCGCTCTACAACGTGTAGGGCAGTACGTAGTGTACAGAGTTGCTCTGATACTACAACACTCTCTGGAAGGAAATATTCCTCCCGAGGCAGGTCGAGCTGCGCCTTCTCGACAGCCCACTTGGCGAGTTTCTCGCATATAGTGGACTTTTCTTCACACGAGAGAGTTACTCTCTCGCCGAGGGACGCTGACACGTTTGACAGGAATCTAGAGCATCTCTGATTCCAAGGCAATGCCTCATACTGCCGTGTGGCGTATGGATCAATACCGTGTCTCTTGCTTACCTCAGGGAAAATCATATCCCTGAATAGGTAAGGTCTGCCGATGAGGCTGACAGCGTCATCTACAGTGATGTAGCCGCAGCGCTTCGCTGCGTTTACCTTATCCTGGAATCTCATGTGAGTCCAGTCTGAGACAGAGACTCCGGATAATATCCGGATTTCTTCACCAGACTTACCTCTTACAAGGTCAGCCTGTTGAAGAGTCTCACGTATCTGTTGATCTATTAGATCTTCAGATACACCGCGCTGTCTAGCGGATGTAGCAAAGCTACTTACCACTCTTCTCAGCATACGCGGAGCTGTCCCGGAAAGAATCTTTCCAATGGCCAGCATGAGATCTTCAGGCATTGCTCTGAAGATCTCTACCATATCGATCGTGGATCGATGGTAAGCGGGAATCTGGATACCTCCCAGTGATACTGGAAGGTACCGAGACCAAGAGTCCGGTGGAAGGAAAGCTCCCATCCGGTCTTCCCAGCGTCGAGACACTAGTGGTACTAGTGCCTCGAATCCTCCGCCCAACCACGACAACATGCCATGCATTTGTCGTGCTTTGCCGATGGCCGGATTCGGTTCATCGGCTCCCTCGTGTTCTTTAGCACAAGGAGAGAGGAGTCGCACCTTCATTGCATCAATGTGAGGTGTACTCAGGTATTCTCTTTTATTTAGAGGAACATGGTTTCCCCAAATATCAGAATCCTGTAAACCTACGACGAAGAGCATCTCTTCGCAGTAGACCCCACCTCTAGAACTAATAAAGTTCTGGGGGGCCGATACTTTCATGCCATTCTTGGAATGGTTTGAGGTAATACCTCTTAAGTACCGCTTCGGTCCTTGACCAAAATGGTCATCGCCCGAACAGACGAAATGTCGCCACGATTGTCGTGGTCTTCGGAAACGGTTCCGACGTAAGAAGTTTAAAAACTTTTCATCGGAGGAATCGCCCAAGTAAAACTTGTGCCGAAGGAAGCTTTCGTACTCTGCACATAAATTGTGCAGAGTAAGGACTGCTTTCGCCCCAGGATCTCCCATGAGAATCCCACGAGATGTCACCTGGTCAAGAAATTCTTGACAAGGACCCTCGTACACGCGGCCCGAACAGAGGAGCTCTGTACAGGCGTCGAAGTAGCAATTCTTAATTGCCAGACCTCGAATGAGCCCAGCAAGCATGGCTTGGCTGTACTCGTGCGTACAGAAATCTGTCGCAGTTGTCAGGTCGCTACTTAAGAAGTAACGATCTCCAACAGGTGGAGATCCTACGTTGCGTAGGGTCTTCACCCACTCAAACATTTGCCAGCCTCGGGTTAATCCCGATCTAGCGCTTGGATGAGTCCTAAGAAGACCTATCAGTTCATGACTGAAAGGTTGCAGAAATTCTGTCAACCAGTCTTCCCCCACCGTAACGACACGGCTCTTGGCTCCGGGTTCCCCGATTGCCGAGGCACGAATACTAGGGTGGTTCGGGCCGATTCGAAGATAGTCTTCTTTTCGGTCCGAGAAGAACGGAGCGCCTAATAGGCACTTATTCTTCAACCCCTCCTCTATAGACCATTGCAGGATTTGGTAACCTGTATATTGATCTAAAGCATAGAGGGGATCCTCGTATTTGAAATTTTCAAAATCGAGACTCATGAATTCGGAAGATTCTCCGGCTTCACGAAAGGTTGTTGCAGATCCGATAGTTTCTATCAGCTGCTCGGGAGAATCCCGGCACATAGTCTGCCACCTTGGGAAACCCTTACGACATTCGTAAGGTTTTCCGAACCATGTCACTTCTGAAGTGTCGTGGTTCATCACCTCGGATAGCCAGAGACGGAGTTTGACTCCAATCTCAAATGCTCTTCCGCCCTCCTTCACTGGCGAGTCAATACTCGCCGATGAAGTCAGAGAGAGGTGAGCCGGGGATTTATAATCCTTTGGCAAATCCTGTATGATCCCCTCGCCAATCAAGCGAGATAAAGTTGAGAGAATCTCTCTTCTTATGGGATCGACGGGAAACCGCGAGAAGAGGGTCTCTGCATGAGTGCGGAGAGCAATCTCTCGGGTTATTTTGTCTCCAGCAGGCATTGACCGACTGGTGACGAAATGCAGGAGGCGGGTGCATTGCGCCTTGCTCTCTACTCCGTTCCAGATGGAAACCATCCAAGGACAGAGCCGAGCCCAGAACGCAGGTAGTTTCTCGATTGTCGAGTTACTACCGAAGCCAGGAAAATCCTGGGGAAGTTCTGGCTGTGGTGTCTCTGATGTCAGAGACCGCCACTTAAGGAGTGCAGCGAAGCGCTTCCACTCTTTGGTTACTCGGTCGGTGCGATGCGCACCGAGTGAGTAAGCCCATTTTATCAGCTTCTGATAATCTGGACTCTCCTTTAGGAACCTTATTCCTTCAGGAGTCGAGGTGATCAAATTATCATTGATCGCCTCCACCGAATTACTAAGTCTTTTAAGACTGTCGTAATCCATTTTTGCAATTCTCAATTGCAAGGTGGGGGCGAGGAAAGGAAGTAACTTCCTTACTCGTTCGCCTCTCCTTAGCAGGGTTTCCCTGCGAGGAGCTCCTAGCTGCTTAACCAAAGGTTTGGGCAGGTAGGCGTCGATACTATAGGCCAGGCCTAAAGTATTAACCTCAGCCCGGATTTCTCCGGAAACTGGCTTTGGTATCGGGGTTGAGTCCCCGGCCGAGGATTCCTTTAAGGAAGGCGTACCCACCAAGGTCCCCAG